AAGGTTATGTACAAGGAAGGACAGTATCAAGTTGAATGCCTGAACTGGCCACCACACGCCATCATACCTGAGCATAGACATCCAGACATAGATTCATATGAAGTGTACATACGTGGTAAGATAAGTTTCAGTCACGGTGGATATTGGATAGACAGTCATCCTGAACAGGAGAAGATCTGTAAGATGCGATCCGATTTTTTTACACTCAAGGTATACCATGATGATATACATGGTGCATTCATGGGTGATGGTAGATCTATATTCATGTCAGTACAACACTGGCAGAACGGTGTCAAACCTAGTACAGTAGGTGAGAACTATGTTGGTGAATATAATATTGATGATGTAGAAGGGCAGAGCAGCAGAGGTAAAAATGCCGAGTTGACATGGATAGATGCTGCACATAACGAAACAAAGAAACCAGATTTTAAAGACTTCAGATTCAATATCTACGATAAGATCCGTGATCCTGAGGTATTCTGGCTTGGATAAATAAGACGGAGACCTGTGTAAACTATGGCTGAACAACGAGTATTTTCTCCTAACAATCAAAATTTCTTATCACCCATAGGGTTTAAGTTTATTTTGAGTAGAACACCTAATGTAGATTACTTCTGTCAAGCTGCATCAATTCCTAATGTGGAGATAGGTGTAAGAGAAATACAAACACCAGTAAAGGACTATTCCTTACCTGGCGATAAGATGACGTTTGGCGATTTGAATCTTAGGTTCTTGGTTAACGAAGACTTAGATAATTATTATGAAATCTTCAAATGGTTGAAGGGACTTACTAACCCCAAACACCAAAAGAACTTTCAGAAATATCTTGCGAGTGTTGACGAGAAGGGTAGACCAGAAGAGTTTGATAAGATGATGAGTGATGCTCGTTTGCTTATCCTCAACAGTAATTACAATACTATTTCTACAGTGAACTTCTTTAACATATTCCCAACCAGTCTTACCACACTGGAGTTTGACGCATCAGCAACTGATGTTAATTACTTCACAGCCGACGTTAATTTCAAGTATACTCTGTATGAGATAACTGATAAGAAAAATAATAAAGTATGAATCTAGACACTTTGAATGACATGTGGGAGAAGGACTCACAACTAGATGATGAAAAATTAGATCATGACTCTCTAGCGATCCCGAAGTTACACGCTAAATACCTACGACTGTATAACACTTTCAACACCCTACAGGGTCAGCAAGAGTTAGAAGTCAAACGCACCTACAAAGTTAGGTGGGAGTACTATACTGGTAAAGCGGAGAAACCATTTCCTTTAAAACTCATCAAGACAGATGTTCCAATATATCTGGAAGCTGATGAAGTATACGCCAAGTCCGTTCTTAAACTGAAGTACTATAACCAAATGGTTGAGGCATTGAAAGCCATTATGCAGGCGATCAATAACCGATCCTTCTATATCAAGAATGCGATAGAGTTCGCAAAATTTTTGAAAGGTTATGAAATCTAATGTATTCATTCAGAAGAAGAACGAAGTATATCTGACTGTAGAATGTGAACCTCATGTAGGTCACGAGTTAGCAGACCAGTTTACTTTTGAAGTGCCTCAAGCCAAGTTCATGTCAGCGTACAAGAAAAGGTATTGGGATGGAAAAATTAAGCTATTCTCCCCAGGTACAGGCGAGATTTATGTTGGTCTTCTCCCTTATATTACTTCGTTTTGCGAAGAGAAGGGGTATGAAGTTATCCTTAAAGACAACGAATTTTATGGACTTCCATCAACAGTGGATGAGTTCATTACTCCCGAAGGAATAGGAGAGTATGTCAAGTCGTTGCACTTACCACATAAGGTAAGAGACTATCAGTACAAAGGTATCTACGAAGCATTACGCAACAAGCGTAAACTATTACTGTCGCCTACAGGTTCTGGTAAGTCACTTATGATCTATGCCCTCACACGATTCTGGGCAGCAAAGAATTTACAAACACTCATAGTAGTTCCTACGACATCTCTGGTAGAGCAGATGTTCAAAGACTTTGAGGACTATGGTTGGAACGCAAAGGGACATTGCCATAAAGTATATGCAGGCACTGATCCTAGGTCTGACAAAGATGTGATCATTACCACATGGCAGTCAGTATACAAACTACCCAAGACATACTTTGAGAGATTTGGTGCTATAATAGGAGATGAAGCACACCTATTCAAAGCAAAGTCATTGACAAGTATTATGAATAAACTACACGATTGCAAATATCGCGTAGGGTTTACAGGTACTTTGGATGGTACACAGACCAACCGCCTTGTTCTCGAAGGGGTCTTTGGGACTGTAGACAAGGTAACTAAGACTGAGAAACTAATCAAGCAAGGACATCTCTCTGAGTTTGAGATCAAAGTTCTACTTCTCAAGCATGACAAACAGAAGTTTGATTCATATCAGGAGGAGATGGACTACCTTGTAGAGCATGAAGGACGTAATAAGTTCATACGTAACCTAGTTTGTGACCTGTCTGGTAACACTCTCGTCTTGTTCAACTACGTTGAACGGCATGGTATGCCCCTTTTTGAGTTGATAAATAATAAGGTAGGAAAAGATCGACTAGTCTTTTTGGTACACGGTGGGGTCGATACCGAGGACAGAGAGAAGGCAAGACAAATAGCCGAGACTACACATGACAGTATTATAGTGGCATCCTATGGGACTTTTAGCACTGGGATTAATATTCGGAACTTACATAACGTTGTCTTTGCTTCGCCATCGAAATCGAAGATCAGGAACCTCCAGTCGATCGGTAGGGTCTTAAGGAAAGGAGACCACAAGACAAAGGCTATCTTGTATGACATCGCTGATGACATAGGAAAGAACTACACATTGAATCATCTCATAGAACGTGTAAAATTATATAATGAGGAAAACTTTAATTACGAATTTATTGATGTCCGAATCAGAGAGTAACATGGAAGAAAAGAAGAAGGTAGAATTTCTCGCGGCTTTAAAATTAGTCTCAGGAGAAGAACTACTAGCAATCATTGAACATGTACAGGATGAAAACGGTGACTACATGATAGTACAAAACCCTATAGAAGTCGAAGAGGTCGTTCTACAGGGTAACAAAGCAGGTGCAAAGGTATCACCTTGGATGAAATTTTCACGCGAGGAAGAATTCCTCATACCTAAAGACAAAGTTATAACAGTCGTAGAGGTAGATACTGAGGTGCAAATATTTTACGCTATGTCTCTAAGGAGACTTAATGGAGATACTATCACAGATTCAAGTGGTAGATTATCTACTGTAGAGCAGGCTCGTATTAACTTAGATAACATATTTAATAAGTAGCTACTCTGTCTCTTGAACTCGCACACTCGTATTGTACATCGAATTATAACACTTGTCAAGCCCCCATTGACTTTTGAATAAATTTTCGTTATAATTACAGTAACAAACCATACAAACATGGCAGTAAGAAGAAAGGTACAGAGTGAGCATTATGTAAACAATAAAGAGTTCTTGGAAGCACTCATCGTCTTCAAGGCGAAGTGTGCTGCTGCAAAGGAAGCAGGTGAACAGCGTCCTCAGATCAGCAACTACATCGGAGAATGCTTTTTGAAGATTGCTACACACTTATCATACAAACCAAATTTTGTCAACTACATGTTCCGTGAGGACATGATATGTGATGGCATCGAGAACTGTGTACAATACATAGAGAACTTTAATCCAGAAAAATCTAAGAACCCTTTTGCATACTTCACTCAGATTATATACTATGCCTTTCTGAGACGTATACAAAAAGAGAAGAGACAGTTAGAGATAAAGAATAAGATACTAACCAAGTCAGGATACGATCAAGTCTTCCACACAGATGACAAGACTAATTCCTCTGACTATAATACAATTAAGGAGAACGTAGAAATAAGGATCAAGTGACATATCCCATTACAATCATTGATGATTTTTTTGAGGATCCTGATGCCATTGTAAAGATGGCAAACAGTTTTAAGTATTATCCTCCCGATACTGGCAACTGGCCAGGCATGAGAACCAAGCAACTTCATGTGGTTGCTGATAGGTTCTTTCATTATTTTGGTGAGAAGGTGCATTTGCTATTCCATGACAAGTCACCTAACTATTGGAATATGCAGACCCACTTCCAGAAGATCAAACCTTTTTCTAAGGATCAATACGATCCACTGAATCGAGGGTGGGTACACCAAGACATTGACACATACTTTGGTGGTATAGTATATCTGACAAAGGATCCAGAACCAGATACAGGTACGTCTATCTACAAAACGAACACTGGATTTGCTATGCAGTGGGAGAAAGAGATTAAGATGAAAGAAGCACACTATAGAGGTGAGGATATAGATCTTGACGAATACAATGCAGCATGGCATAATGCACATGAACAGTATGAGGAGACAGTAAAA